TCGGTCCCAAATCAGACAGTGATTCGTGTATCGTGAGCGTACTGCGGGAAGGGGAAGCTCTATCTCGCGCTCCGGGCTTTTCACGCCAAGTATCTGCGCAGGCCAGGCCCAACCTGTCGGTCCAATGCGACCCGACGCGCAGCCCGAATTGTCTCTGAAATTCTGAAATCCCCGTCGCCGTGACTGTCTCCTGACCCGGGATTGTCACGACACATGCTCTGGCACCCGATCCAACGCCATGGATGCGCGGCGGCGGGGCTTACTTTCAAGGAACAACATGACCGACAACAAGCCGCTCCCGGTTGCAGGCTACAAGCCGCAGTCAGACGAAAACGTCGCCTTGGCTAACGAAGGCAAGATTCTCGAAGAGCGCTATCTGCGATGGCTCGACAAGCTCGCAGCGGCCGACGACACAGATAAGCGATACGTCGCTCTCGCCCGCACGAACGTGGAACAGGGCGCGATGTGGGCCATTCGTTCCATCTTCAAGCCATACCGCGCAGTTCTTCCCGAAGATTGAACGACCGCAAATTCACCTCCTATCTCAGGAGCCCCCCGATGTCCCTTTGGCAGCTTATCAAGGCCATCCCCCGCGGATTGGCCGCTATGATCGTTGGTGTCGGCACGTTCCTCAGCACTCAGTGGCGGCAGTACACCCCGCTCGGCCAGGTGCTATGGATCTTGGCGCTGGTCGCAATCGTGGTCGACGCCGGCATCTCCTACGAGTTCGGTTCGACACTCAGCTACCTGCACGCTGCGGGGTTTTCTCTTGTTGCGATTGCCTTCTGTGTCCTGCCCGATGTTGCGGCGATGGAAGTCCGCAAAGGCAACAAGGCGGCAGCAGGTTGGATCGCGCTCGCGTGCGCTCCGCTCGGCATGGTCGCGTTCCTGACGCACGTTGGCTACTCGGCCTCGATCCGCGTCGGCGACATGCAGCAATCCGACGTGTCGAACGTGAAATACGAGGACACGCGTGGTGCGGTGAAAGACGCTGAAGGCAAGATCAAGTTCTTCACCGATCGCATCGCCGCTTTGAAAGAGGCAAACCCCTGGATCACCTCGGTTTCGGCTGACGGTTTGAAGGCGCAGGGACCGGCGCTTGAGGAGGCCATTGCGCAGGAATCGCGCCGCGGCGGTTGCGGGCCTAAGTGTCTGGCTCTGAAGAAAGAGCTTGCCGACGTTATGGAGCGCGCTGGAAAGGCCGAAGAACTCTCGAAGCATGAAACCATGCTGCTCGCCGCTCAGAACGGTCTTGAGAAGGCCCGCGCTGTCGCGAAGTCTACGAACTACGTCTCATCGACTGCGGTGAACCACACGGACACGCTGTTCAAGGCACTGAGCCTCGTTCGCTTTCAGCCCGTCGACAATGTCACGATGACCGAACGGGAAGCGACGAACACCGGCATCATGGGCGCCAGCTCACTCGCGTTCCTGCTTCTTGCTCCGCTGTTTTACTTCGCGGCCGGCCTCAACCGTCGTCCTGGCGTTCTCGATGCCTGGATACACGGGAAAGAAGAGCCGGACGTTCAGAAGCTGAACGCGGCGGATGCAAACCTCGGAACGGTCGTGCCATCTGGCATCCACAACCACGTTGTGATCTCGGATGAAACGGCCTTGGAGCGATTGAAAGAGTTCGCACGTCAGATCCAGATCCCGGAAACTCGTCTGATCGAGGCGGCCGCGTAATGGTGTTCACAACGGTTCAGGAAGCCTTCGACTGGATTTGCGCGAACTGCGGTGAAGGCGCCGTCATGGTCGAGGTCAAGCAATGAACATCGACCTCAACAACATCGCAGGCATGGTGCAGAGCTTGATCCGCGCTCTGCCTGCACTTCTTGCCTATCTTGTGATTATCCAATTGGCTTGGGGCAGGTTCAAAGCCTGGAAGAGCCCCATATCTCCGGTCGACGCTGCTTACACGCTCGTTGCGGTGGCGGCATTTGTTTATGTGCTGAGGATGTGATGACCTATTTTAGCTCGGGAATAGCTCATGCCGGTACCTAAAGGGGTCAGAATAGGTGGCCGCCAGAGGGGCACCAAGAACAAGCTCACCGTGCAGCGCGAGAAGAGAGCCCAAGAGACAGCGGCTGCGGCGCACGATGCAGGACTTACGCCGCTCGACTACATGTTGAAGATTCTCCGTGATGAAGAGCAGGATCAATCTGCACGTTTCACAGCAGCGAAAGAAGCCGCGCCCTATATCCATCCTCGCCTCGCAGCGGTTGAGCATTCTGGTAATGACGAAAAGCCTCTGTCGTTCAACATCATCACCGGTGTGCCGGTAGCGGATGAGCCCGAGGAGCTGAATGGCCACGCCAACGGCCACAGTAATTGATCTGGGCTACCGCGCCCGGAAGCAGTTCTACCCGTTTCATCAGCGCAAGCAGCGTTGGGCAGTTGTCGTCGCGCACCGGAGATGCGGAAAGACAGTTGCCTGCGTCATGGACTTGGTGGATGCGGCGCTGAGATGTGAAAAGCCGAACGGGCGTTTTGCCTACGTCGCTCCGTTCTATGCGCAGGCAAAGGACGTGGCCTGGGCGTATCTGAAGCAATACACGGCGCCGATCCCAGGCGTGGACCACAACGAGAGTGAACTCCGCGTTGATCTGCCGAACGGAGCACGCATCAGGCTTTACGGTGCGGACAACTATGATCGCCTTCGCGGCATCTATCTCGACGGCGTGGTGCTCGATGAATATGCCGATCAAGACCCGCGCGCGTGGGCCGAGGTCATTCGGCCGTGCCTGTCCGACCGAAAGGGTTGGGCGACGTTTATTGGGACGCCTAAGGGCCGCAACTCTTTCTACGATGTGTGGGCGGGAAATACTGAGACGGGGTGGATCGGCGCGATCAATGACCAGGAGAGCTGGTATTCGCTGATCCTGAAGGCTTCAGAGACCGGTCTTGTCGACAAGGACGAACTGGCGGACGCGCGCCGGGCGATGACGCCCGAGCAGTATAACCAGGAATTCGAGTGCTCTTTCGATGCGGCGATTGTTGGGGCCTACTACGGCCGCGACATTGCAGAGCTCGAAGAACGCAAGGCGATTACTTCGGTGCCCTGGGAGAAGTCACTCCCTGTCGATACATCATGGGACTTAGGCATCGATGATGCTACGGCGGTCTGGTTCTTCCAGCAAGCCGGCCGGGAAATTCGGGTGATCGACTATTACGAGATCAGCAGCCAGGGTCTCGATCAGACGACGAAAGTGGTTCTGAACAAGCCTTACCTCTACGGCACGCACTACATGCCGCACGACATCGCCATCCGAGAGGTGATCTCGGGGATCAGCCGCAAGGAAACGGTTGAGCAGCTTGGCTTGAAGAACGTGCACGTTGGAACTGCCTGCGATCCAGTCGAGCGGATCAACGCCGTGCGCATGATGCTGTCTAAGTGCGTATTCGACCAGCGGCAGTGCAAACGCGGCATCGAGGTTCTGAAGAACTATCGGCGCGAGTGGGACGACAAGCGAAAGACGTTCCGAGAGCGGCCGCTACACGATTGGTCAAGTCACGGTGCCGATGCCTTTGGAGAATATGCGGTGAATTTCAGGGCTAAGGCCAGTTCGACCACGCCACTCGTCCGTAAGGTAGCGAGGGTCGCTTGATGGAAACTTCCGGAGAGCAGCAGGCTGCCGGCATGACGGACGAAGACCTCGTTCGCATTCTGAAGGATGAAGCATCAGAGGCCACGAGCTATCACGACAGCGAACTGGCGAAGAACCAGGAAGACGCGCTCAACCGTTACTTCGCCCGTCCTTATGGGAACGAAGAAGCCGATACGTCACGCTCGTCAGTGGTGACCCACGACCTCGAAGATACGATCAACTGGATGATGCCAGACCTGATGCGCTGCTTCACGAGCGCAGATGATCTGGTTTCGGTCGAGGCTTCGAGCCCCGAGGATGACCAGCCTATTCCCCTGATGCGGAATGGGCAGATGGTGATGATCCCGGGCAAGCCAGGCCCGGACGGTCAGCCGGCGCAGCCACGCCCGAAGATGTCGTCCAAGTCCAAGGTCGACCTGATGGGCGCCTATCTCTCGCACGTCTACTTCAAGGACAACCGGGCAACCGAGAACACGCACGATTTCTGCTTCGACGGGCTTCTATCTCGTCTCGGGATCATGAAGGTATCGTGGGAGGACCCCAAGCCCAAACCGCCACAGATCATCGAAGGCGTGAGCCAGGAAACGCTCCTGCAATACGCCAATGATCCCGAATACGAAATTCTCGGATACGCAGACGAACAGGGGCCAGAGGGCCCCGTTTTCATGCTTGAAGTCCGCCGCACGCCGAAGATGGGCCGCGTCTATATCGAAGCGGTGCCACCGGAAGAATTCGCGATCAACAAGCTGGCGAAGAACATTCAGTCGGCAACCTACCATCGGCGGCGCCAGACAGCCTATCTCGCGGAGCTGTGCAGCGAATACCCTGACAAGGAATACGAACTCAGGGAACGACGAGGCAGCGCGGAAGAACTCACGCTTTCCGACGACGGCCGCCGCCAAGCGCGGTATCCCGACGATAATGTCAATGACGCGGTGTCGGCCAACGACACGGGTCGCAAGCAGGTCATCCTGCACGAGGAATATATCCGGGTCGACTTCGACGGGGACGGGATCGTCGAGCTTCGCCAGGTGAAGCGGGTCGACAACATCATCCTGGAGAACATTGCGGTTTCGTATTCGGACTATGTGGCGTGGACGCCGAGCCGGGTCTCACACCGCGTCGTGGGCCGATCGATCTACGACATGCTGGCCGACATTCAGAAGATTCGGACGCAGATCACGCGCTCCTATCTCGACGGGTTGTCGTCGACCCTGTCACCACGCACGTACGTCAATACCACTCTCATCGAGCAGAACGGGCTTGATGCCGTCCTTGAGAACAAGCTTTCCAGCGTCATTCCGGTCAAAGGTGATCCGAACGCGGCCGTCAAAGAAAGCGAGATGCCGGACATTTCTGGTCCAGCTCTCAACGCCCTCGAATATTTCGACCAGCGCGGACAGGAATCGTCGGGTGTCACGAAGCACTCGCAGGGCATGGACCCGCAGGCGCTCAACAAGACGGCGACCGGAATTGATCTCCTGCAGGCCGCAGCAAAGACCCGCATCGAGATGGTCGCGGTATGGCTGGGTGTGGGCCTCGAAGACGTGTTCAAGCGCATTCTGCAGTTGGTGGTCGCGCACCAGGACAAGCCCCGTCAGCTGAAGCTCTTCGGGGAATGGACCGAGATTGATCCGCGCCGCTGGTCTGACGAGATGTCTATCACGATCAACACGGGGTCGGCCGGCGTCTCGAAGCAGCAGCGCATCGCGAACCTGATGATGATCGCTGAAAAGCAAGAGCAGGTTCTCATGCAGGCGGGACCATCGAACCCGCTGGTTACACTTCAGCACTACCGGAATACGCTAGCAGCAATCTGCTCTGCGCAAGGTTTCAAAGATCCGGGCCTGTTCTTTGGCGACGTACCGGAAGACATGCCGGCGCCGCAACCTCAACCCGACCCGAAGATGATCGAGGTGCAAGGCAAGCTGCAGCTCGAGCAGTTCAAGAGCCAGTTCGACGCTCAGATGACCCAGCAGAAGCAAGCAGGGGATCAACAGCTTGCGGCGCAGAAGATCGATTCAGAGCGCGAACTCGCGCTGATCAAGGCCCAGTCCGAGCGAGAGATTGCAGAGATCAGGATTGCCGCCGAGACCCAGATTGCCCGTGAGCGCATGACGATGGAAGCGATGCTCGCCCGGGAAAAGGCGAGGATCGATGCAGATCTCGCAGAACGTGACAGCAAGCGTCGTGCAGAGGTGGGGGCGATCGCAGCCAGATCCAAGGTGAATGGAGCTAACGGCAAGCTGCCGGTGAATAGACCGGGCGGAGACCTGTCGCAGTGATCCCGTCTCGACCTGCGTCTGAGCGAGCGGCCGATCAGATCGATCGCGGACTGGCGGCCGAGCGTCTGCTCGGAGATGCCGTCGTGCAAGCGTGGTTCGACCAGCGCATTCATGAAGAAACGGAACGGATGATTTCGGCGACGTTCTCGGATGACGAGACGCGCCGGGACTGCGCCGCGACCATCAAGCTGGTTCGGCAACTCCGCCATGACTTGGAGACGGAGCAAACCCTCGGCCGGAAAGCGGCCAAAGATCAGGAAAGACTGAAACATGGCCGATGAAGCACCGAATGCCGAGATTGCCGCAACGAACCAGCCTCTTGATGTGTCGAACGCAGCAGCCTTGCTGACGCGAGCCAGCACTCCGGCGCCGGACCGTGGTGCCGACGGAAAGTTCGTCGCCAAGCAACCAGAGAGCAATCCACCGGCAATCGAAGAACCGGCAAAGGTCGTCGACCTCAAGACCGGTAAGCCGCCGGTGGAAGCGGAAGCTGAGCAGCAGCCTGCCGAAACAACGGCAGAGGAAGAGGAGGATTATTTCGAGTTCCCCTCCGAAAAGGAAGGCGAGGCTCCGCGCAAGGTCAAGCTGGATGACGTCCTTGCCGCCTACGAAGAACTGCCGAAGCTGAAGACGGAACTCGAGACGGTTCGCAAGTCAGCGCCCCCGCCGGCCGATTACGTCACGGCGCTGCAGGACGTCGTCCAGAACCGGGCCAAATATATCGATGGACTGAATCTCGTCTCGCAGATCCTTCAGCCGCGCGAGCCATCGATCGACATGCTGAACCCGCAGCATCAGAGCTATAACCCAGATCGGTACTACGAATTGAAGTCGAAGGCCGATCAGGATCGCGCGGCTCTCGCCAACATCGAAGCGCAGAAAAAGCAGAATCAGGAACAGCAGGACCGCCAGCAGGCGGATCTGATGAAATATCACATCGCCCGCGAGGTTGAGGCGATGGAAAAGGCGTGGCCCGAGTGGAAGCAGGAAGCAACGCGCAAGAGCGTGGCTGACGGTCTGCGTTCAACCTACGGGTTCACGGATCAAGAGATCGGCAACATCGGGGATCATCGCCAATTGTTGGTGATCCGCGATGCGCTAGAGCTTCGCGCGTTGAAAGCGAAGCAGGCAGAAGCGGTGAAGGTCGTCCGCCAGAAGCCAAAGCTTGTGAAGGGTGCAGCGCGTACCACGACCAATCCGAAGGCAACTCAGCAGTCCAATGCGCTGCAGGCGCATGCGCAGACAGGGACTGTTGACTCCGCCGTCAAGGCCCTTGCCGGGCTTATTTAAGTCGCACCCCACATAAGGAAATCAGATTATGACCGTTGCTTCAAACACGGTGCAGACCTTCGCAATGGTCGGCATCCGCGAAAATCTTTCCGACGTCATCACGCTCACGGACCCGATGGAGGTACCGTTCTATTCCGGCATCAAGAAAGGCTCGGCCAAAAACCGAACCCCGGAGTGGATGGTCGACAGCTTGAATGCACCTGATCCGACCAACAAGACGATCGAAGGCGACACGGCTACCAACGATGCAGGTTCACAGCCCGTCCGCATCAAGAACGTCGTCCAGCTCATGGACAAGGTGGTCGAGGTGTCGTCGACCTCTCAGGCAGTCGAGACGGCAGGCCGCGCCAACGAGCTTGCGTATCAGCTCGTCAAGAAAGGCAAGGAACTGAAGCGCGACATGGAAGCCCGCGCCACTGGCAACTTCGCATCTGTGCTTGGTGCCGCTGGTACGGCCGGCGAAATGGGCGGCGCTGAGGCCTACATCAAGACGAACGTCTCGCGCGGCGCGACCGGCGCTTCCGGCGGCTACAACACCGGTACGGGCCTGATCGCGATCGCGACCGACGGCACGCGCCGTACGGCAACCGAAACCCTGCTCAAGGACGTCATCCAGCAGTCCTGGAGCCGTGGCGGCAATCCGACAACGATTATGGTCGGCGGCGCCATGAAGCAGAAATTCTCAGGTTTTCAGGGCATTGCTACGCAGTATCGCGACAACCCCGGCAATTCGACGGCGGTGATCATCGGTGCAGCGGACGTCTACCGCTCCGACTTCGGTCTGCACTCGATCGTGCCGAACCGGTTCATGTGCCATGCCGGCGCCGTCCGCGATAACACTTGGACGAACAAGGCGCGCACCACGATCGCAGATGCGAACTGCACGGCGCTCGTCCTCGACATGTCCTCGTGGGAGGCGGCGTTCCTGCAACCGATGTCGACCAAAGAGCTCGCGAAACTCGGCCACTCCGATCGCAAGATGATCTTCGCAGAATGGACGCTCGAATGCTCGGACGAGCAGAAGAACGGCGTGCTTGCGGACATCCAGACGACCTGATGCGTAAGCTCCTCGAATACGATGCGGAGCGTGGTCTCCGCATCGACTTTGTGTCGAACAACGACGACACGTTCAACATCGAATATTTCCAGGATGTCGAGCCGTTGCTCGACCACAACAAGGCGCTGCAGGGCGAGAGCATCGATCGCAAGAGCGAGTTTCGCCACTACGCCTCGGTACCTGTCACCGTTCAATACGAATGGATCCGCCAATATGGCGTTGACCCGCTCCTGCCGGAGAATGAGCATTTGTTGCGCCGGCTCTTGAACTCCAGCGAGTGGCGCTATCTGAAAACCCAAGAGGTGATCATTTGAGCCGGAACAAGAAGATCGTTCGGGAAGATGACGGCACGCCCGTTGAAACGGACGAAGATGACGTCGCTCCTGTGGTCGAAAAGATCGATCGGCCGCAAAAGCGCAAGGTCGTCTGGGAACAGAAAGGCGAGGACGCTGGCGCCTGGTCTGAGCACGGACAGCACAAGGCCGGTGAGATCGTAGAGACGGATCATGCAGACGTTTTGGTGAGCCGCGGTTACGCGACGGAGGCCGAGTAAGTGGGGCTCAATTCGCTCGCGGATCTGAGAGCGGCCGCGCTTGGCCCTCGAACCGACCTCGTGCCGCAGTTCGACGGGATACTCTCGCTCGCAGAGCAGCGCATCTATTTCGGTGGCGCTGGTGTCGGACCTCTTCGCATCCGAGAGATGGAGGAGACAGCAGCGCTGACGTTCGTTGATGGAAAAGCGACGCTCCCTGGAGGCTATCTCGACAAGCGAGCGCTTTACTGGCGGGGAGCGCAAACGGTGTCGGTGTCATACGAACCGCCAAGCGTATTCTATCCTGCTGAAACCGATCGGGCAGGGTTTCCCTATCCGCTGGCCTATACGATCGAGGGCAACACGATCATCATCCCCGGAACGAGCGCGGGAGAGGGGCAGTTGCTGCACTATGCGAAGGCGGCCGCTCTGGTAGCGGAGGGCGACAGCAACGTCATTCTCGCAAGTTTCCCAGGTGTCTACCTCTATGGGTGCCAGGCAGAAGTCTTCCGGCACACGCGCGATGCGGATGAGGAAGCGAAAGCACTTCGCCGTTACGCAGATGCGGTAGACGCGGCAAACCGATACACGATGATTTCTCGGTCGGTTGGTGGGCCGATGAAGCGCAAGGTCGGGTTCGGGGTCTAATGCGATCCAAATCCCCTCTCGCCTTCGCCCCTTGGCAACCAGATCAGTCCTCAATCGGAGGCACTGCAGCAGAGGCCAAAGGCGTCATTCGCTTGGGCGGGCGGTATGTCCCAGACAAATCATTTCAGGCCCTGCTGGACGATGCAGCGATCGGTGATGTCGCGCTCGGTGGTGGAGGGTTCTATCAGGATCGTGTTACGCCCAGGCTGTTCGTTGCCGACCACGGAAATATCTATGAGATCGTGGCGCGTGTTCCCGTCATCCGATCGAAGATCGGCGGATACACGGCGAACCGCGACTGGGGATGGACGTTCGAGCAATTCGGCGGCACGGTTCTAGCCGCTGGGAAAGATACGGGCTTCATACAGAAGCTGACATTCGACAGCGATACGGACTTTTCCGACCTTTCGACAGGGCCGGCGCAGTCGGACGGCATTTTCGTCATTCGTGAGTTCGTGTTCTCGGGCCGAGGCGTCACGATGTCGAACTCGGCCTTCAACAATTATCTCGACTGGGAGCCAGACACCGGAACGCAGGCCGGAGAGTTCGATCTTCCGAGCACTGGCGGCAATTTCGTGTGCGGCATTGGAGGGCAGTTCGGGATCATCTTCCAGGAACGCAAACTGCATCGTCTGACCTACCAGGGGAACAGCGGTTCTCCATTCCAGCGGGATGAGATCGAGGACAAGATCGGCGCACTGGGACCGAATGCAGTCTGTCGCTATGGCGCCACGGCGTATTTTGTGTCTGAGGACGGGATCCGAGTGACTGACGGCAACCAGAGCCAGACGGTCGGAGAAGGCAAGATCAACCGGTATTTCGCATCCCGGCTTAACTACACGCAAAGAGCCAGGGTTTCGATTGCTGCGGATGTTGAAAAACGATTGCTCAAGGTTGCCTACCCGACGGGCAACTCAGCGCGGTGCAATGAAGTCCTGACTTATTCGATTGCTGACGGGGAATGGACTCACGACGATATCGAGGTTGATCTGCTGTTCGAAGCGCCTCGTCCGGGTGTCGTGATCGACGACGATGCAGGTGTCGCGGCGATCGCGGGTTCCTCCATCATCGACAACGTGAACATTCCGATTGACAGCCCCGTATGGCGGGAAAGCCGGAAGCAGATCATGGGCGTCGATTATTCTGGTCATGTTGGAACGTTTGAAGGCCCCAATCGGCCGGCGATCATCGAGACAGGATTTGCAGAGGTAGCGCCAGGTCGGAAAGGATTTGTATCGGAAGTCCTGCCTCTCACGGATGCAGCGACGTGCGCGGTGTCGGTCACGTCCAAGCTTTCCAAGCTTTCGGATCAGTCGATCAATCATCCGATATCAGCGATGAACGCCTACGGCCTGTGCCCGGTGATGGTGGAGGCGCGTTGGATACGAGCTCAACTGCAAATCCCATACGCGGCGGATTGGACGGAGGCGGTCGGCATCGACCACGACGCGGGGGAAGCGGGTGAGCTATGAATTCCCGTTCCCGACGGGCCAGCAGACGGGGCAACTCTATAACTGGGCCACGGCAACCTCTGCCACGCTACGGAGAGTGATGCAGGAGCTGACCGGCGGTGAAGTCGTCGATCTCTCACAAATTCAAACGGACGTTTCGAACCTCAAGACGCAGGCCCAGGACCTGCAAGACCAGATCGACGCATTGGCGATGGTGCCGGACATGTCACCGCAGCACGCGTTCGAACTATCTTTGGTCACGCGGGCCGATGAGATTATCGGGTCGTTTGCAGGGCTTCGAGAGAGGGTGCAGACCAGGCTGGAACAGAACGCCGATGCAGCGATGCAGGCGGCTATTCAGGCGTCGAAAGCAAACACGGGCGTTCGAACGACTGTGCGCGTGATGAACGAAGCCAATCTGGCTTTGGCGGAACGCATCGATCAAGTGACGGCCGATCTTGGCGTGACGAATGGCGACGTTACGCAGCTGACGCAGGCCGTAGCTGATGGCGATAATGCACTTGCGACGCAGTTGGATGACGTGTCCACGACGGTCGCGGGCAATACCACGGCGATCTCGCAAACGATTTCCTCCGTCAACGGCATCTTGGCGCGCTACGCGGTGGTGATTAATTCGCAGGGCGAGCAGGTCGGCTGGTTCAAGATGGATGGATCAGCGCAGGGCACCAACGCAGCGTTTAACGTGGATTTCTTTACAGTCGGAAAGGCCGGTACTGCGGGCGGCAATGCTATTCAGCCGTTCACAGTCGGTATACGGAATGGCGTGGGGTCCACCGTATTCCGTGGCGAAGTCATCGCAGATGATTCAATCTCAACACCACAGCTGAAAGCAGGAGCGGTTACCGCGGACAAGATCAGCGCGAACTCATTGTCAGCAATCTCGGCAAATGCCGGAACGCTGACCGCGGGCCTGATCCGAGATGCTTTGAACCACTATAATTTTGATATGACGAACGGCATTCTCAAGAGCACCGACAACCAATGGGTCATGAATATTCCCGGTAAGAGCTGGGACATTATTTTCTGATGGCGCGCAGGTTCAAACTCGGAAGCGGAAAGATCGTCATCTGGGATGGGCACACCGACACGCTGCCTTTCGATAATCCGTTAGGCTATGCAGACCGTGTGAAATTCTCGACGACGTTCAACTACTCACGGATCATCGACAAGAGAACGGTGAATTGCACATTTCCTGCAGCGCTTACCGGTGGCGAGCGTAGCGGAACTATTCCGTTATTTGCGCATGGCCGACCTGGAATGCCACGAGTTAGAGGAAACACCGTGCTTCTCGGCTTCAAGATATCGCTGGGCTGTCACGTTCCGATTCAGGAAAGCCCAGCGAGGAATAGCGCTGGAGTACTTTTGGCCAATACCCCACGGCTCGCTATCCTCGGGGCAACCACCACGGATGTCGTGGCGTGCTGGTATTGCGATCTTCGCGGGCGTTCCAGCGGTGCGACGCCGTATGATCTTCCCGCTCTCACGCTCCCGATCACCGTGGAAGTTTTTGACGAGTTGAACTGATGACAGTCTTTCACGTCGGCACCTATCTGCAAATGGGCGACGATTTCGATAGTAGGAACAGATTCCTGAAAATCCGCGCCAATGGTTCCTATGAGGGCTGCATTATCGGCGGCACTGGAGAGGCGTGGGGCATCAGTGCGAAGAAAGTGAGCACCCAAGTTTCGATCAGTATCCGATTTAGAATGGGCGGCTATGTGATGGCCATACAGGATGATCTCGATATTGCGGCCGTCGACCCAACGGGGACAACTACCTATGTGAGCAGCGAATGAGCCTGCATCTTCGCGCAGGCCGCCTTACAATAGATCAAGGCGGGAGATCGGTTTTAGACACCGACGACAAACTCTATCACGACATCACGACCGGAATTTCCGGAAGCTATACAGCCCCGGCACGCTCGATCAGCGGCACTTCGAATTGGGCGAATATCGATACGAACCGCCAAATCGGAACATGCAACCCGTTTTGCACCAACCTGCAAGGGTCAATCCGCTTCCGGCAGTACGCGCAGCTCGTCCCGCTTGATGTCTGGTTCGCCTACGAAGGCGGTGACGTGTTCGCGATCCTCGACTATCACACCGGAATTCAGAACATCGGCTACGTTACGGGCATTCAAGGCTTCGTCAAATATCGGTTCTTCATCTCCGCCGGCGTCGTGTACCTGAACGAGCGCGTCATCATGCATAGCGGTGCAACTAAGATTTTCCGCGCCCACGCGATCGACTGGAAACTGAAGGCCGGTCGCTTCACCTAACCTCACACTCATCTTAGGACACCAATGAGCTACTGGTATTCCACCGGTACGCTGTCGGTTGCCAATGGCGCAACCACAGTCACTGGGATATTGACCGGATGGAACTCGACCGTGCGCGCGGGCGATTTCCTGTTCATCGGAGACAACACGGCGGTGGAGGTCGGTGCGGTTGCCGACAACGTCACGCTGACTCTTGCCCGGCCGTGGCCTTTCGCGACTGTCACCAACGGTTCCTACGCGATTGCACAGGGTTTGCTCTGGAGCGATGTCACAAGGCTAGCGAATGAAGTCGCGAACGCCCTGGCGAACCAGTCTGAAATCCTCGGCGGCATCGGGCCTCCCGATAACTCTCTCGGTGGCGATGGCTCGCGATATTTCCAGGATGATGAGCCGCTCTATTACATCAAGAACGGAGCCATATGGGGCTCTCCTATATCGATTTTGGGTCCTCAAGGCCCGGCCGGCGCCACGAATATTACCACGTCCACGACCAGCCGCACGATCGGCACGGGAACGATGTCGTTCACGGTCGCGGCGGGCCTCGCGCTTCAAACAGGCATGCGCATGCGCGCGACCAGCGGCGCGAACTATATGGAAGGCCCGATTGCGTCCTATTCAGGCACGACGCTCTCGATCACGATGGATCGGTTTGTCGGATCGGGGTCGTTCGCCTCTTGGAACATCGCTCCGGTAGGGGACAAGGGAGACTCCGGCGCCGCGGGGCCCGGCTACAACGCAACGTCGACCTCTTCTGTTGCGATCGGTACCGGTTCCAAGGCCTTCAGCATCGGGACCGGCTACGCATTCGCTGCAGGTCAACGGGCTCGCGCTGCGCGAGACACCTCCAACTACATTGAAGGTCTGGTTGCCTCGTACACGGGCGGCACGCTCACCATCACAGCCGATCGCGCGGTTGGCTCGGGAACATACACCAGTTGGACGCTCGGGCTTGCGGGCGATCCTGGCGGACAGGGCATACAGGGTATTCAGGGCAACCCCGGCCCTCCCAACGTGCTCGGCATAGGGACAATCACAACCGGTGCGCCGGGCTCTAGCGCCGATGCGACGATAACGGGAACATCTCCGGCCCAAACGCTCAACCTCACAATTCCCCGCGGCGCCGATGGCACAAACGGAACCAACGGCACAAATGGCGCTCCGGGTTCCGTTCTCACAGCAACGTCGACAACGAGCGTCACGACTGCGACCGGCGACCAAACGTTCACGCTTGCGGCAAATGCTGATTTCCTCGTCAACCAGAGGGTCAGGGCTGATTCGAGCGCGACGCCAGACAATTGGATGTCAGGACGCGTTAAGAGCTGGAACTCCGGCACGAAGGCTCTGGTCGTCACGGTCGACCTGATTGGATCGGCGCCTGGGACGGCTTCGGACTGGAACATCTCCATCACCGGCGAGAAAGGCGATCAAGGGCCTGCCGGCGGCTTTGGCACACTGCTGACGACGAAAGGCAATTGGCCTCTCGCGGATGGTTCGACGTTCGGCTCGCTTGCCGTCGGAGCCGATGGCTCGCTGCCCTTGGCGGACAGCACGGCGACATACGGGGTTAGCTGGACCGCGGTCAGTGCGCTGCTGGCTGGCGGGTATTGGCCTTCGAGTGACATCCCCTCTGGTACGACCTGCAATATCGGCGCGGCGACCACGCCGTATGTTCGCATCACCGGCACCACGACGATCACATCGTTCGGGACGAGTGTGAGCAGGGTTCGCTTCGTCGAGTTCACCGGATCGCTTCTGCTGACCTACAACGGCACGTCTCTGATCCTTCCCGGCACCACCAACATCGTTACACAAGCTGGTGACAAGGGAATTTTCGTTTCCGATGCATCGGGAAACTGGAAGTGCGTGGCCTGGACGCCGCTACGGTTGCTTCCGAGAGAGGTTCTGACCGCTAACCGAACCTACTATGTTCGTTCAGACGGAAACAATGCCAACACGGGTCTCGCAAATACGAGTGGCGGCGCGTTTCTGACGATTCAGAAAGCGATCGACGTCGTTGGGTCTCTAGACCTGTCAATTTACGACGTCACCATCCAGGTTGGAGCGGGAACGTACACGCAAAACCTAGTTTTCAAAACGCTTGTTGGTGCAGGGTCTGCGACGCTTCAGGGGGATACGACGACGCCGGCCAATGTCGTCCTGAGCCCAGCGAGCGGGTCATGTCTCGTCTCCAGAGACATTGCGGGCCTCTGGGGTATCACCGGGTTTAAGACGGTCACGACGGGTGGCGCGATCCATCTGTCTGTATCCAACGCCACTCTG